GAACAGTCTCTGGGCTCGTATGCAGCTGCTGGTCAGCTACAACAGCGTCCATCTCCAAAGGGTGGTGGTATCCTCAAGGCTGAGTGGTGGGTTCCTTGGGAAAGTGATGACCTACCAGATATTGAGTACGTCCTACAGTCGTATGACACTGCATTCAGTACCAAGGAGACTGCTGACTACTCAGCTCGCACAACTTGGGGTGTCTTCAAGATGAATGGTCAGATGAACGCCATAGTTCTCGAAATGTGGTATGATCGAGTGAGCTATCCTGATCTCAGGAAGATGGCTCAAGACTCATATGAGGAATGGCAACCTGACACAATCCTGATCGAGAAACGAGCGTCAGGTCAGTCGCTGCTCCAAGATTTACGTCAATCTGGATTGCCTGTACTGGCTTACAATCCTGATCGAGACAAGCAAGCACGAGCTCACGCATCTTCTGCACTTTTGGAAGACGGAAGAATTTTCTTTCCAAAAAACAAAAAGTGGGCTAAAACTTTGATTGACACCTGTGCTCAGTTTCCAAAAGGTCACGATGACTTGGTGGATACTTGCACTCAGGCATGGCTGAGATTAAGAAAAGGGTGGTTTGTTACTCACTCAAATGATTTTGATGAAGACGATTACGAAGAGAAAAGAAGGATAACTCTGTATGGCTAGAGAACCAGTTTCAATTCAACAATCCATAGCTCCATTTGCAGAGACAGCTCCTGCTGATGAATTGCAAGTTGAAGAGATTGGAGATGACGTTCTCATAGGAGATCCAGAGCTAGACAATGTTGAGGATATCGACAGCACATTTGACGCAAACCTTGCGGAAGATATGTCTGACAAAGAGCTCAACAACTCAGCATCAGAACTTATTTCATATTACAACAATGACCGTGAGGCTCGATCTGAGTGGGAAGATCGCTACAAGAAGGGGCTCAAGACTTTAGATCCTGACGGTGGCATGGAAGAATCTGAGGATGAACGTGCCTCTCGTGGTCTATCGATAGTTGTGCATCCAATGATCGCAGAAGCTGCAACCCAGTTCAATGCGAGAGCTATTGCAGAACTCTATCCGTCAGGTGGTCCAGTTAAGACTGTGATTATCGGTGACCCAAATGAAGAGCTTGAGGAACAGGCTCGCAGAGTTCGTGAATATATGAACTACCAGATCACGCAGGAAATGCCTGAGTATTTCCCTGATCTCGATCAGATGCTCTTTCACCTGCCACTGGTAGGTCAGACTTTCAAGAAGGTCTGGTGGGATAGCACGATGGATCGCCAGTGCTCGCAGTTTGTAAAGGCTGAAGACTTTGTCGTGGCTCCAGAGAGTAAAGACCTCTACACCTCGCCTCGATATACTCACGTTATCCGCATTCCAAAGAACGACTACAATCGATACGTCCAGTCAGGTTACTATCTGCCAACTGACGATAAGGGTGGTGATATTGATCCGTCTGGTGACACGATTGGTGAGATCGAGGGTGTAGATCAATACGGTGATGATTCTCAAGATGAAGTAATGACACTGCTTGAGATGCACGTTTATCACAACTTCGAGGATGAAATTGACGATGACGATGATAATGCTGTCGGCATTCCATACGTTGTCACTGTCGATTACGATAATGAAAGTATTGTCAGCATACGCAGAAACTGGCGTGAAGAAGACGATATGAAGAAACGGAGGGATTGGTTTGTCTCTTACAAGTTCTTGCCTGGTTTGGGCTTTTATGGCTTTGGCTTATATCATCTTATTGGTGGACTGGGTAAGGCAGCAACTGGATCGTTACGAGCTCTCTTAGATTCCGCTGCATTCAGTAATATGCAGGGTGGCTTTAAGTTACGAGGTCGAGTTTCAGGTGGTGAGGTTCAGGTAAATCCAGGCGAGTTCGTTGACCTCGATGCCACTGTTGATGATGTTAATAAGGCGATTATGCCACTTCCGTTTAAGGAACCAAGTGGTGCATTGTTTAATCTGCTTGGATTTATTGTAGATGCAGGACAGAGATTTGCCAGCACTGCTGATTTGAATGTTGGGGACGTAAATCCAAATGCACCTGTTGGCTCGACAGTCGCACTTATTGAGCAGGGTTCAAAAGCCTTCTCAGCGATTCACAAGCGGTTGCACTATGCACAGGGACAAGAGTTCAAGCTGATAGCTGGTCTTAATGCTGAGAACTTGCCTGAACAGTTTACGTTTTCGTTGATAGGCAGTAGCTCTGAAATCATGGCTGCTGACTTCAATGATCGCATTGACATCCTCCCAGTCAGTGACCCCAACATCTTTAGTTCTGCCCAACGCATTGCACAGGCTCAAGCTATCTTGCAGATGGCTCAGTCAGCTCCTGAAATGCATGATATGTACGCAGCCTACAAACGTATGTATGAGGCGATTAGAATACCGAATATTGATGAGATCCTGAAGAAGCCAGAAGATGCTCCAAGGATGGACCCAATCGATGAGAACATGGCAATCATGTATGGCAAGCCAATTCGAGCATTTATCGAGCAGGAGCACGAGGCTCACATTGCTGTCCATATGCAGTTTATTAAAGATCCGTCACTGGCAGGTAATGCAGGTGCTGCAGCCATGCAACCGATATTGATTGCCCACATAGCAGAGCACGTTGCGTTGCTGTATAGGGCAAGAATGGAGGCAAGTGTCGGTGTGCCACTTCCACCAGTTCCAGACTTTGGCAATAAGGATTACAAGGTTGAGGATATCAATCCAGAGCTTGATCGCCTAATTAGTCAACGTGCTGCTCAAGTGGTTCAGGAAGCTCCACAGATGAAAGAGATTGCAGCGATACAAGCTCAAGGTCAGCAGGGACAACAGGCTAACCCACTGCAATATGCACAGCAACTTGCCCAGTTAGAGGCAGAGGCTCTGAAGCTAAGAACTCAGTCACAGATACAGGCAGACCAAGCCAAGGCGAAGTCTTCCATTGAGATCAAACAGGCTGAAGCACGACAGGACATGGAGATCGATGCAGCGAAAGCTCAAGCAGATTTACAGGCTAAAGTATTAAAGCTAGAGGCTGAATTGCAGTTGGAGCGAGAGAAGAATCAAGCCAAAATACAAATGGAAGCAATGAAAGATGGATGAGCTTTTAGCATCTATAAGACCTATTAATCCATCTGCCTTTGGTGGTTTGCCACAAGAAAACCAACAAGAGGGTCAAGCACCATTTGACGCAAATCAATATTTAATGCAGAGAATAATGCAAATGAAGCAGGGAAAACTTGGTGCGTTGGGCAATGTCATGGCTGCAATGCCACAGCCTAATCAGATGCCAAGTCAAGAAGGAGTAGCCACAGCATGAAATATGGAGCTTTAAATTCTATTCCAAGGCAAACAACTATTGGTGGTCAGCCACATATGTTGGCGTATATCAATCCTGAAGAGGAAAGTCTTATTCAGGATTATAGAGGAAATATTCCTCCTGTTGCTGGTCCTGATGGTGTTCCTGCTTATTTATTTGGTTTTAGCTGGGGTGGTGGTGGTGGATCATCGTCTAGTTCATCTAGCTCTAGCAGTAATGATAACGACAATGATAGCGGTTGGTCTTTTTCTGGTATAGCCGAATCAATAGGAAATGCGATATCTACTGGTGTTACTGCTGTTGGTAATTTTGTAAGTGACGCTGGACAGGCAGCTGCTGATACTGTGGTGGAGATCGCAACTTTTGGTACTGCTGATACGCAGACTTATAATCCTACCGCAACGGCAACAGATACAACTGCTACAACTGCAACGGATACATCTACCACAACGACATCTACTAAAAGTTTTGATGATGCATTTGCTGAAGCAAGGGCTGCAGGTTTGGAGATGTTTAGCTGGCAAGGTAACTTTTACAATACAAATTTAGCACCAGTATTTTACGATCAAAATGGTGGCGAACACGCAACAAAGGAATCTGCTGATGCTGCTGATGCTGCTATTTATGCACAGTCTGTTGCTGATGCAGAGGCTGCAAACCTTGCTGACCCATCAAGTATACAAAATATAGATGCACAACTTGAAGCCTTGAGATCTCAAGGATTTACTGCGAATGATCCTCCTATAAAAGCTCTTTTAGAACAAAAAAATACTGAGCTTGCTAATCTTGGTGATAAATTATCAGAAGGTGAAGACCAAGTTCAGGCTTATATTGATAAATTCGGAACATCTTATTTAGAAGACAGATTTTTGGTTGGTAGGATTAATCCAGCCACAGGTTTGCCTTATCAACCTAGAGACACAAACATGGTCAATCCTTTAGATGCAGATACCATGCCTTACACTCCTGGTGGGTTAGACGTTGACGAAATTATTTATTTAGGTGGTGAGCCGTTCAGCTCAACATCTGATGGAGTAGAAATAGGAACTGGACCAGTAGTTAATACTGATTATAGTACAAGTGTAAATTCAACTGATACAGATACTGATGAAGATATAGTTGATGATTTTATTGATTCTGGTGCGTATTTAGCTGATAACTTTGGCAGTGATGACAGTTACCAGAAAACAAGAGAAGTGCGTGGCACAAGAGATTTGATCGGTGATTTTATAGGTGGTAGATCTGGAGGGATGTGGAACAGAGCACCATCCTACTTAACAAGATTTGGTTATACTCCAGCAGGTATTGATGAGATGGTTCGAGTTGTTGAAAATGCAGATGGAACAACATCTTACTATGGTGCAGATGGTGCATTGCTAAATCCTGAACTTATGGAGGGTGTCAGGTTGGGTGGACCAACAGTATCTCAGAAGATCGGTGAGGAAAATGTCCTACTTGGTACGCAGACACTAAACCCTGACGGAACTGTATCTGATACAGCTTACACTGACTTGTACGATCCAGAACTGGATGCAGGTTTATTTAATTATTCATAAGGAGAAAATTATGGCTGAAGAAACAATTGAGCAGATGAACAGGCTGTTAGGCGATACTGGTGCAGCGATTACCACACAAGAGATGGCTCCACCAATACGTCCAGAAGGAATGGGTGCAGTATCTCAGGCAGAGATCGACATGATTACGTCAGCCCAAGAAGGTCTTATGCAGATGGACCCAGAAGGCACAAAAGACATTGTCCAAGGCATGGAGACAACAAAAGCAAGAGTTGCCAAAGGAGCTGGTCTAACTGAGCCTGAGTTTATGGGTATTAAAGAAATTCTAGAGAAAATCGGTGGTGCGTTTAAAGGCATGATGGGTGGTGGAGATACCATGACATATATGGTTGATGGCAACCCAGTGGAAATGACTGAGCGTGAAAGAATGTCAGCTATCAATTCTGGTATGCTTGTTCAGGACATGGGAACTTACCAAGTTGATGATCGCATGGAGCAAATGACGCCAAATACCTACGCAGATAGAGTTGCTCGTGGAGAAATCACTCCAGATGAACTTATGATGGAATCTTCTGGATCTACTATGACTGAAGCTGAGAAAGCCATTCGAGATAATGCAGAGTTCAATCGTAGGGCTCAAGAAGAGCAAGAGCGTATGTTTAACATGAATAACCCACCAGTAATGTCGGGTGAACGCCCACGATTACGTCCAACACAATAGGAGGCTAATATGGCTGAAGTAAATGTAGAAAACATGGAAGAGAACGCAGAACTCTTCATGGAAAAAATGGGCTTTGCTCACGACACTGACGGTCTTGATATGACTGACGATCAGCTCGTTAACTTCTTATTGCTATGCCACCATATGCAATATGGCGTTGGTGATGAGTACGAAGAAGAAGAAATGATGGAAGAAGAAATGCACAACGATGGATCTGACGTTAAGGTCAAGATCATGAAAGTCGGATCTGGTGATGATGTCCACGCAATGATGAATAAAATTCTGGGAGGCTAATATGCCTTATAGCAAATACTCTCCAAAGCAAAAGAAGTTGGCTGCAGTTGCAGGTAATAAGAAAAAGATAACTGCTGCTGACTTAAAAAAAGTTAGGAAGACACCTAGGAAAAGAACAGCTTAATGGATTTCTTTACTGCCATTGGTGACTTCCTCTCCAAAGAGGCAGGTCAGTCAAGAAGACAGGCATTAGAAGATTTTTCTAAGAAGTACCTTGATGATCCGTTGGATTATTATTTGGGTCCAACAGGTATCCCAGATAAACTTCGTGCGGTTAATGAATTGTTTAATCCCATAATTCCACTTGAAGATGCCAGTGTATCATTTCAGGAGGGAGATATTGTTGGTGGTCTTACGAATACAGCGTTGGCAGCATTGCCTGTAGCTGGAGCAGTTGCACTAAAGCCAGTCCTGAAGCAAGCACCTGAAGCAGCAAAACTTATTGCTGATAATGCA